ATACCAAAATGAAATACGTCAACAGTTTTGGATCCAAGGATATTATTGGCTTTGAGATGTTTGTGGATTATCATCAGCCAATTACGTTGGTTGAAGGTGCGTTTGATGCTATATCGGTGAGAAACAATGCAATTCCTTTATTTGGAAAAACGCTTTCAAATAAGTTGAAATCGGCGTTGATCTGTAATACAGTGAAGAAAGTCAATATTGTGTTGGATAACGATGCATTGTCTGATTCTATTCGAATCAGTGAATTTCTGTTGAAAAACAATATTGAAACTCGGTTGGTCAAACTTGATGGAAAAGATCCATCTGAAATCGGATTCGCAAAAACTTGGGAATTAATTAACGATACTCCAGTTCTTGATTTCGAATTATTATTTCGTAGTAAATTATCTATTTGAATTTTATGGTCACAAAACTTACATGTGGAGTTTCAAACTTCACCAACATTCTTCATATCGCAGATATTCATATTCTGTTGACCAAACGTCATACCGAATATCGTGAGGTTTTTGAAAACCTATACAAATCAATTGACAGAACACCGTCGTCAACTGCGGTTTGTGTAGTTGGAGACGTTTTTCATAACAAAAGCGATCTTAGCCCTGAATGCGTTGAAATTGCGTCCCAATTTCTCAAGAGATTGGCAGATCTTCGTCCCACCATTCTTACCGCTGGTAATCATGACGCTACGTTGACCAACAAAAACCGAATGGACAGTCTGAGTCCCATCGTTAACGCACTCAAGCATCCAAACCTGTTTTATCTAAGAGACACTGGAATCTATCTTCTCGGAGATATCCTTTTCAATAACTTTTCAGTGTTTGATGAACATTCTCCCGAAAACTACATTCGGTTTGCAAACATTCCCAAGACATATGTTAACAACGTTACTTATTGTATTGGACTATATCATGGACCAATTGATAGTGCTGTGACTGATATTGGCTATAAAGTCAGTAGCAGTACCAAGAATGAACTGTTTGATGGTCACCAAATCATTTTGTTAGGTGACATTCATCGTCATCAGGTTCTTCAAACATACGGCGTTGACGATAACAATATACGCAAACCGGTGGTTGTTTATTCTGGATCGTTGATTCAACAGAATCACGGTGAAGAACTTCGTGGTCATGGCTTTGTTTATTGGGATCTCAAGACTCTCAAGTTCAAACACGTTGAAGTCAAAAACGACTATGGATACTTTACCGTTGAAGTGGACAAGGGACGGTTGCTTACCGATCTGACTGACATTCCCAAGAAAACCACTCTACGAGTTAAGGCATTAGAAACGGTGGCTTCTGAAATGAAAGCCATTATTGCTGAGGTACGTAAACATACTGAACTGATGGATATCAACTATCTACGGGTGGATAACTTGGTGTCTAGTCTTACCAATTCGGTGGTACCAAATTTGAATGTTCATGGACTTTCAAACATTACATACCAGAACAAATTGATCACCGAATATCTTCAGGATAAACACGCCAACATTCCAGATGGTCTTATTTTGTCAGTGGAAAAGATCAACAAGGAACTGAACGATCTAATTGTCAAAGATCTTACCGCAAAGAATATTCGATGGAAGCCTAAACGGTTTGAGTTTGACAACATGTTTAGTTACGGCGAAGGAAACGTCATCGACTTCAGTAAGATGAAGGATGTGGTGGGTCTATTTGCTGCAAACGCAAGTGGAAAATCCAGTATTCTTTCTGCTCTATCGTTCTGTATTTTCGATAAATGTGATCGTGCTTTCAAAGCCGTCCATGTTATGAATACCCAAAAGTTATCGTTTCGTTGTAAGTTCAACTTTGAAATTGATAAGGTCAATTACTTCATTGAACGTATCGGAAACGCTGATAAGAAGGGTAGTGTCAAGGTTGATGTCAAGTTTTGGAAGGAAGAAAACGGTCAGGTTATTGAACTCAACGGAGAAGCTCGTCGTAATACCAACGATCTCATTAGAGATTATGTTGGCACTTATGACGACTTTATTCTCACAGTGTTGAGCATTCAAAACAGTAAGACTGGTTCATTCATTGATCTAGGTCAAACTGAACGCAAAGATTTATTGGCACAATTCATGGGTCTTACAATCTTTGATAAGCTGCATGGTCTGGCTAATGATCAGATGCGTGAGTGGGCTGTAGTAATGAAGAACTTTGCAAAGACGGATTATACCGTTGAACTAGAAACGTTGACTACAAACATCGCCAACGCTGAATCGGTTATTCGGGTGAACGAAACTGAATTGAAACAATTGGGCGAACAACGTGATGTTGAAAACGATAAAGTCGTGGAAACGTCCTCACAGTTGATCAAGGTCAATGTTGGTACAACTGATATTGTTTCGTTGGAATCTCAACGACGTACCACCGAACAACGTATTTCCAATAATCAGTCAAAATACGACAACGAAATCGTAAACATTGAGAAGTTGAAGAATGATGTCAAACCTTTGAATGAAAAGGTTGAACAGTTTAAGTCTGACGATATTGAGGGTAAGTATTCTCAGTACAACACGTTGATGTTGGAAGTGTCTTCATATGAAGGTCAATTGGAACGTAAGAAGTTGGTTGTCAACAACAAGTTGGACAAGTTGAAGAAGCTTGAAGCTCACAAGTACGACCCAAATTGTACATACTGTGTCAATAATGTGTTTGTTCAGGATGCAATTAAGACCAAGGAAGATCTTGAAAACGATAAGGTTGAAGCTAGATCTTTGATTACAAAGTTGACAGAAGTCAAAAACAAGGTGTCTACTGTCGAGACCGTGGCGGGACAATATCAGGAATATCGAAAGTTGTCCAATGATCTGACCACGTTGAATAAGAACATTTCATCGTTGGAAAACGGACAGTTGCAATTGGAGAATACGATTGTCAAGGATAAGAACTCATTGGAGGTTATCAATGGCAAGATTAAGGAGTATTATGATGCTAAGGATGCAATTGAATCCAACATCAAAGTTCAACAAACTATTGACGGTATCAAAGTTAATATCAAGAACATCGATTTCAACATCAAGACTATCAATGGAAAGATTGTTGATTTGAAGAGTAAGATCAATACTTGGACATATCAGAAGTCTGAAATTGAAAAGAAGATCGTGGAGGCAAAGGAGACCGAGAAGATTTACCATGCCTACACGTATTATGTCGATGCGGTGTCAAGAGATGGGTTGCAGTATCAAATCATCTCCAAAGCGTTGCCTGGGATTGAGGCAGAGGTCAATAACATTCTGAATCAGATCGTTGAGTTCACGGTATCGTTTCATACTGATGGTAAGAACATTATGACCTACATTGTGTATGAGGATAAGAAGTGGCCGTTGGAACTTGCTAGTGGTCTGGAGAAGTTTGTAAGTTCGTTGGCAATTAGAGTTGCGTTGATCAATGTATCTAATCTACCCCGTCCCAACTTTATTGCTATTGATGAAGGATTTGGGTGTGCTGACAGTGATCACTTGTCTGCCATGGCCAATTTGTTCTCGTTTTTGAAGAGCAATTTTGACTTTGTATGGATTGTGAGTCACTTGGATGTACTAAAGGATATGGTTGATACCCGTTTGGAGATAGTCAAGGACAATGGGTTTTCACGTATTAATTTCCAGTGATTTCTATATGTATTGTTGAACACAATACATATGGCAATTATATCAAATCCACGAAATGTCGGACAGAAGCTGAATCTATCAAGTCTTAAAGTTGATATTGAAGATTCTTCATTTCTGTCCGAATATTTTGTATTATCGGAATACTCTCCCAAGTTTACTGCCGGTAAAAACACATTCTTATTAAATGGGTCTGACAAACTTGCATCCGGAACACCTATACAGTTAGAAGTATTAGATGCACTTGGCAATTCTTTATACGTTGAAATTGCCAAAACCAATAATGTTGCGTACAAAGAAGGTGGGGCCATCAGAATTTCTGTTTATGTTTACAGTGATACTCCATATGGTGTTGGTAAAATCATTCTTGTTAGTCGTGAAAAACAAAATCACAAAGTGGTAAGATGGATTGGTAACATACAAATTAACCCATTGGTTCAAAATACATCAAAGGTTTTTTTTTATAAACCACCCACATTAACGGTTGATTCATCATTTGTACCAATCGTCACTGATCAATCTACTGGGTACGTTCAAACTGTAGCTGGCTCTCCTGTACAAACCAATGCGGTTACTCCAAAGAAGGGTGATGACTATGGTTTGTTTGATGTCAATTCAACGCCGATTGATTATAGATTAACTATATTTGACGATGGATTGATTATGTCATCATCAATGAAGAACTCTTTGGTAGACATATACGTCACCAAGGTAGATGATGTAGTTGGATCTGTAAACATTACATCATCAAATGTGATTACTGAAATCATTGATGATAAAAATGTCAAGTTAAAACATCCAATCTACTACATCAATAATCAGAATAAAAAGATTATTGTCAATGCGGTTGATGCAACATTAAATGCACTGTTCACTAATGTCAAATATGACGCACGGTTTTTGACCAGTTCATCATACAATCAATCTGTAGCATTTGTCGAATATTCTGATATCAAAACATTTTCTGGCAATGTATATCGTCACAAAATGTACAGAAGAAGTTTGAGTACAGCTGGTGATTTTGAAATTATTGCTGATGAACCAATTGTGGATTCTGATTTATTGATTGATCAAACTACCCCAAACAGTTTTTTCAAAAGTTTAGGATCGTTTCCAAATGTGGATCATTTGAACCACTATTGGTATAAAAGTTCTGGGGCAACATCGTTGGCCAGAGATGCGTCATACTTGATGGATTCGATGATATTCACCAATAACAATGACGCTGAACATTATGTAATTGTAAAAAACAATACCAACGGTGGAAGTCAAAACCATGTTTATTCTCCATACAACGCATCTGAAAATATTACCGAATCAGGAGTTGGTTATGATAGTAATTTCATGAAATTTTATCCTGATGTCACATATAAATTATCTTGTAAAACCAGAATCATAAAATCAAACACCTCAAAACCGGCTTATGTATCGTTTTACATTACATCATCACTGTATGATCAAATCAACAGTGATGCAAACTATGATGTAAACAGAGGAATAAAGATTGGCGAGTTTTATTTGGATGAACGATCATCGTCATTATATTATCCGTCTTCTGTTGTTTTTTACAACAAGTTCAAAAATGAGTTTAATGGAACGATGGTGATTTACACAAGAAATTGTGAAGCAACATTGTCCGATATTAAACTCACGACATATTCGGAACCATCGTTTTCGCCGGATATTTTTGTAACACGTATTCCATTTCCAGTATCAGTTGCCGGAGAACAGTTTGAAATCAAAGCTGAGTTATTTGACGTTAATTCAAATCTTGTGTATTCGGATCTTCGTACAATTAGTACATTTGACGTTTCTGGATCTACTCTCAATAAAGTTCCGGGTATAACCTCAGCCGATACGACCAACGGATTGACGGTGTTTAATGTAATTGTCAAGACAGAACAAACCAGTCCTGCACAAGGTATAACCATGTTGGACGCATCAAGATTTAGTTTTGAGGCGAGTGGAAGTGGTGGTGACAATGCAACAAATGGAACCTTTTATATTAAACGGGGTACAGTAAGTATTAGTCCCCAAGTTACTAGCGGGGTTGGTGGTAAAGTATTTATTAAACCAAGTACAACTTTAGAAATCAATCCAACATCATTGGGCACATTAGACAACATTGATATTGGACAATCAACTCATAAAAAAGGAAAGTTTACTGATTTGGAAGCAACTGTATCTGCTACTGTTCCAACTACTACTGCTCCTGCAACAGTAAGTGCTACCGTTACAAGTACCACTTTGGCATCAACGCCAGGTACGGTTGACGTGGTATGTCCATTAAAAACCCCAGATGGTTGGTTATTAATCAATGGCAAGAAAGTTCCTTATTACAACTAATTGACGATATTTATAAGACGATATGGTAAAACTATCTGATTTTTTGGTCGAGGCAGCTTCAAGTTCTAGTCAACAGGACATGGAGAAAAACTCATTGCGTCTTGAAAACACCATCAAATATCTTCAGACCAAGAAAAAGGTATTGTTGATTGCTACATCAAACAGATGGGAAGGTCATAAAGACGACGAAGCTAAATCCACCAAACTTGCAAAGTTGGTTGCTGAACGTTTAGGAACCGACAAGTGTGAATTTATTGATGCCAGCAAATTGAACATTGCTGTGTGCGAAGGTAACGTATCCTCCAAGTTTGGAAATCATTGTGGAGAAAAAGGTGCACTGTTAAAAGACAAAGATAAAAATCCAAGTGGATATCATCGTTGTTGGGCAAGTATCAATAACAAATCAGATGAACTATGGAAGATCACAAAACCAATGTTTGAAAGTGACGCCATTGTATTTTTTACATCAATTCGTTGGGGTCAGACCAACAGTGTGCATCAAAAGTTGATTGAACGATTAACATGGATTGAAAACCGACACTCGACACTGGGTGAGTCTAACATTATTAAAAATGTTGATTCTGGAGTTATTGCTTTGGGTCAAAATTGGAATGGTAAGGATGTTGTAAAAACTCAAAAAGAGATGTTAGAGTTTTACGGATTTCAGACTCCATCTGAACTATTTTGGAATTGGCAATATACAGATAATCCATTGGATGAAACAAAAAAATCATATTCCAAAGCCATCACAGTATTTAATGATACGTTCGAAGTATAAACCAAAATAAAAAGTTATGAAAAAAGCATCCGGAAAAAGTAATTTGGCAATCGTTAGGGACTATCTGAACGGAGAACGTCCTTTTATTCAAGTTGGTTACACAGCAGATTCAGATTTTGCCAGTCGCAAAGAAGGCGAAGTTTGGATTGACGCAAATGGAAGAAAGTGGATCAAAAAGAATGGATCAAAACGAGCTGTTAATCAAGTCAATAGTTCTGTTATCGAAGCTACCAAACAGATCTGTAAAAACTGTAATATGGATATTCGATGGGGTAATAGATACGATCAAATCTTTTTCAATAAGACTGGTCGTTGTCAAGAATGTATTGCCAAATTTGAAACTCAACTGCGTATCGAAGGTAAATACGATGATTACGAACAAAAGAAACTGCTTCAGAATCAATTGAGTCAAGCAAAAGAGTTTAGAACCAAAGTTCAAGAGAGTTTTGATTTTGTGTCATCACACGAAAAGATTTCGTTTCCTAACGGCGATGGAACGATGGATGAATGGACAATTGAACGCCGTGAAAATATTTTGAAGGATTTGAAGAAGGATCTCAAAAAGATCGACAAACAAATCGTTAAAATCGAACAAAAATTGGAGAAGTTAAATCATGTCGAATGAGAAATCATTAAGAGATATCATCAAGGCAGAATACAAAAAGTGTCTTGAAAATCCCATGTACTTCATGAAGAAGTATGTGAAAATTCAACATCCTAAACGTGGTACCATTCCATTTGAACTATATCCCTTTCAAGATACAGCGCTTCAGGAGTTGATTGATAACGACTATAACATCATTCTCAAGAGTAGACAGTTGGGTATTACTACATTGAGTAGTGCGTATAGTTTGTGGATGATGATATTTCACAGTGATAAAAATATTCTGTGCATTAGTATTACTCAAGAAACTTCAAAAGAAATTGTTACCCGCGTTCGTTTTGCTAATGATAATCTACCAAGTTGGTTGAAAGTTCCATGTGTTGAAGATAATCGTTTGTCACTACGATTAAAAAACGGATCACAAATCAAAGCAGTATCATCATCTGGTACTGCTGGTCGTTCCGCTGCACTATCAATGTTGATTATTGACGAAGCTGCGTTCATTGACAACATTGATGAAATTTGGACTTCTGCACAATCCACATTGTCAACTGGTGGTAAAGCTATTGTGTTGTCTACTCCAAATGGTGTAGGTAATTTCTTTCATAGAACGTGGGTTGAAGCTGACGCAAAAAAGAACAAGTTTCATACCATCAAACTTCCATGGCATTTACATCCAGAACGTGATCAAACATGGAGAGATGAACAAACAAAACTTCTTGGACCTAAAATGGCAGCTCAAGAATGTGACTGTGACTTTGCTACATCTGGTAACACAGTCATTGATGTTCCTATTCTTGATTTTTATAAACAGTCAAAAGTACGTCCTCCGGTTGAAACAAGAGGAATGGACAAATCGTATTGGATTTGGGAGTATCCCGATTACTCACGATCATATTTGTTAGCAGCGGACGTTGCTCGTGGTGATGGTGCTGACTACAGTGCATTTCATGTAATTGATGTTGAAAGTTTCACACAGGTTGCTGAATACAAAGGACAGGTCAGTACAAAAGATTATGGTAACATGTTAGTTAATGTTGCCACAGAATACAATAACGCTTTGTTGGTTATTGAAAATATGAATGTTGGTTGGGGTGCAATTCAACAAGCGTTGGACCGTAAGTATGCCAATTTGTTTTACAGTAGTGCCGATTTGAAGTATGTGGATGTGGAACATCAAATGACAAATCGTATTCATTCATCTGAAAAGAAAATGACTCCGGGTTTTACGACTACATCTGTAACTAGACAATTGATTATTTCACGATTGGAAACCTATATGCGTGAAAAGGCTATTAACGTACAATCTACTCGTATTGTTGATGAATTATATACCTTTATTTGGAATAATGGTAAAGCAGAAGCCATGAGAAACTACAACGATGACTTGGTAATGGCATTTGCAATTGGGTTGTGGGTTCGTGACACAGCATTGAAACTACGTCAACAGTCTATTGATCTTACTAGAAATATGTTGGGAAGTATCAATAGATCAGAAACACAATCTGCTCCAATTTATTCATCTAAACAAGCAGCAGCCCATCAATCATGGGAAATGCCCACAGGTTTAAAAGATCAAAAAGAGAGTTTAACGTGGTTATTATAATACTCTTTCACTATTTATTTACCAGAAAATAATAAACTTGTATGGCAGATCAACCGACCGATTTAAAGAGTAGATCACTATTTGCTCGTCTTAAGAGACTTTTTTCCACAGATGTTATTGTACGTAACATTGGTGGTAAAAAACTAAAAGTAGTAGATACTGACGAAGTAGCATACGCAACAGATCGTAATACACTTCGTGATCGTTTCAACCGTATTCGTACTTCTGCGTACAATCAGTACAGTAGAGATTTTACTCTCAGTTATCAAGCAGCTCGTATCGAGCTTTTCAGAGATTATGATACGATGGACATGGATCCTATTCTAAGTTCTGCTCTTGACATTTATGCGGATGAATCACTTACTCGTAATGAGTTGGGTGATATTTTGGTTATTAATACACCAGATGATAACATTAAACAGATTCTACGCAATTTGTATTATGATATCATGAATATCGAATTTAACCTATGGAGTTATGTTCGTAACATGTGTAAGTATGGAGATTTTTATCTTCGTCTATATGTTAGTCCCGAATACGGTGTATACATGATTGAACCAATTAGTGCTTATAATGTTACCCGTGTTGAAAATAGTGATTTATACAATAAGAACTATATCAAGTTCCAAGTGAATCTTCCAGATGGTGGTAAAGTTGAAGATTTGGAAAACTATCAGGTAGCACATTTTCGTTTGTTGAGTGACAGTAACTTCCTTCCGTATGGTAAGAGTATGTTGGAAGGTGCACGTCGTGTTTGGAAACAATTGAGTTTGATGGAAGACGCAATGTTGATTCATCGTATCATGCGTGCTCCTGAAAAACGTATTTTCAAGATTGACGTTGGTAATATTCCTCCTAATGAAATTGATTCTTACATGGAGAAGTTGATTGCCAAGACCAAGAAGGTTCCATATGTCGATGAAAAAACCGGAGATTACAATCTACGATTCAATCTTCAGAATATGGTGGAAGACTTTTACTTACCAGTTCGTGGTGGTGATAGTGGTACCAGCATTGAATCATTGAGTGGTATGGAATTTACTGGTACAGACGATATTGAATATCTTCGTAAGAAGATGATGGCTGCTCTCAAGATTCCCAAGGCATTCTTGAGTTATGATGAAGATTTGAGTGGTAAAGCTACGTTGGCACAAGAAGATGTACGTTTTTCACGTACCATCGAACGTATTCAACGTATTATTATTAGTGAGTTGACCAAGATTGGTATTGTTCATTTGTATGCTCAAGGTTATAGAGATGCAAGTTTGGTGGACTTTAGTTTGGAATTGACTAATCCATCCACTGTATTTGAAAAGGAGAAGATTTCAATTTGGGGTGACAAAGTTAATGTTGCTAAAGACATGATTGAAAACAAATTGTTTAGTAAGAAGTGGGTATATCGTGAAGTTTTCAATATGTCGGATGATGATGCTTCTGCGTTGAAAAACGATATTGTTGATGATTCTAAACAAACATATCGTTTCAAACAGATTGAAGAAGAAGGTAACGACCCTGCAAAATCATTCCAAAAGGTCAATCCCGAAGGCGAGTCCTCTGGTGGAGGTGGCGGCGGTACTGAAACTGGTGGTGCTGAAGCAGGAGGTGAAGCTGGTGCTCCTACATTGAAGGAAAAGGCCAAACCCGACTCAGATTATGTAAGACCTTCTCAAAAGGGATTGAAGAAGGCATCAGACTATCCTTTTGGAGAAGATGTTACTGGACGATTGGAGAACAATCGATCAATTAAATCTGATATGTCTATCACTCCTAAGTTTGCAGGAGGATCTGTATTTAGTCTCGAAAGCATTTCTAAAGGTTTGGTTCCAAAGTTAGATAACTATTTAAAGTCTCTTAAACAGGAGAAACAGGAGTTACTGTCAGAAAATAACAATAAATCCATGATGGATGAAACGAATATATTGGAATAATACAAATATGGGAGTTTTATCAAAAATTAATATATTTATAAATTATAACTACTAATATGCACAAATCGAAGCATTCAAAGTTCAAAAATACAGGAATTTTGTTTGAGTTGCTGACCCGTCAAATTACTGCTGATATTATCGGTGGTAAAGACGAATCCGCTGCAAAACAAATTTTGTTTAAGTATTTTTCTGAGAACACAGAATTGGGAAAAGAATACCAACTTTATAACTTCTTGTTGAACGAAAAAGCTAGAGACACATCACACGCTGATCGAATGATTGGTGTAGTTCTTGAGTCCAGATCACAACTAGACAGCAAAAAGTTAGCACAACAAAAGTACGATCTTATTAGTGAGATAAAAGAATTGTATCCTATTGATAGCTTTTTGAAGGGAAATATCAAAAATTATCGTATTTTAGCTTCGATATACAAAGTTTTTGAAAACAAGACCGCTTCAAAGTTTGATGTCAAGGAGGTTCTTCAGTCCAGAGAGTCTATTATTGAGTGTTTGTGCAGCACCGTAACTAAGAAGTCTGACACTGAAGAAAATCTCCTTGAATATTACAAACAACAAAGTGAAGATATTCGTTTGTTGGCATATAAGTTGTTATTGGAGGGATTAAACACCAAGTATAAGGACTTTGATGAAAATCAAAAGAAGCTTATACGTGAGTATATCTTGAATATTTCTAACACAAATTCGTTGTCTAAATATGTGTGTGAAGAAATTGAAAAGATTAAGAAACTAATTTCTAGTTCAAAGTCAAAGATTCAAGACAATCAGGTTGTTGCAATTAAGTTGTCTGAAATTGTAAATGTGTTGGAAAAAGTAAAACCAACAACTGTTGTAAAAGACAATCATATTATGGCTCTATTGTTGTCGTATGAATTGGTAAAAGAACTTAACAATTTGAAATAATATGAGTAAAGATAAAAAACCAAAAACCCCAGATCTTATCACCGGCGAAGAAGAAGCCAAGCTAAAAGAACTTATCAAGAGTCTCATTAAACAAGAACTTGAGGAAATGACCGGTACCGGCGCAGTTGCTGGCTTTTCAACCCCATTTGCATTTTCTAAAAAAGGCGGCACTAACAATGCAACCAAAGCTACATTGAAACAAAATCCGGGTTCAAAGGTTGCAAAAGAAATTGATGAGGAAGAAGAACTTGACGAAAAGAAAGATCACAAGAAGAAAAAGAAACCTGACGCTGATGGTGATGGTGTTCCTGACTGGGCAGATAAACATCCCGGCGAACCAGATCAAAACTTTGAAAAGAAAGCAAAGAAAAAGGCTGTGTGGAAAAAGGGCGTTGAAAAACTTCAAAAAGATCTTGATTCGTTAGATGAAAACGAAAAGAAGTTGAACGAAGCTGTTTCACGTTATGCTCGTTTGAAAGAAAATCCCAAGAGACATTCCTACAAAGTATCTTTGATTACTCAAGAAATCACAAAGATGCTCAGAGAAGTTGACTTTTTAATGAGTGTCAATCAAAGACTCAAAACCGAAATGAACGTTCCAAATGAAGAACTTTGGAAGCGTACATCCGGCAGAATTGCTGAAATCAAAGCAAGATTGAAGTCAATTGGTATGAAACTTAGAAAATTACAATAATATGATTTCACTCGTAAAACTTATTACTGAAGACGAAGGTGATCCACAGCATTTTGGTACATCTACTGCTGGTGGTCAACCATTGCCATCTACATCTGTAGACTACAATGTAAGTTCTGACTTTTCTGACTTTGAAGCTAAAATTGCAAGAACCACAGCGGAATCAAAAGCTGCATTTCTTCGTAATTTGAACAATCGTATATTGAATAAGAAGGTGTCTATTCAAGCATCCAAGGGATATGGTCAACCAATTCGTGACTATGAAATTTCAGTCACTAGTACCAGTCTTGACTACTTTTATGATCGTTATGTTGTGATTCTCAGAGATGAAGATGACAAAGAATACTTTTTGAAGCCAGGCTTCAAGATCACAATTCTTGGTCAGGGAGAACCTCTGAAGGTTAAGGCACCAAAGGAACCAAAGACAGCAGAGCCAGGAACCAAGGCAACAACTCAAGTTGGTCAGGCAGCTGTACAATCAGTTACTCCTGCTCCAAAACCTCAGGCACAACCACAACAAACAAAAACAGCTTAATTATGGATAAAACAGTACAAACAGGTTGGATCTTTTTCGAACCAATTGGTGGAATGCTCAATGAAGCAAATGAAGATCCATCTAAACCGATGATCGTTCAAGGTGTTCTTCAACGTGCAAACGCTAAGAACCAAAATGGACGTGTGTATCCAAAAGATATCTTGGAACGTGAAGTCAAAAAGTACGACGACAGTTTTGTTAAAGAGAGACGTGCTTTGGGTGAATTGGATCACCCAGACAGTAGCGTTGTTAATCTTCAAAACGTAAGCCACAATGTTGTTGAAATGATGTGGAATGGTGATGACTTGGTTGGCAAGGTTGAAATTCTTCCTACACCAAGTGGTAACATTCTTAAGGCATTGTTCAAGGCCGGTATCAAATTGGGTATCAGTAGCCGTGGTCTTGGAAGTGTTCGTAAAAATGTTAGAGAGAACGCTGATGAAGTACAAGACGACTTTGAATTGATTGCGTTTGACTTTGTTAGCAATCCATCAACCAGAGGTGCATTTTTGTTTCCAAGTGGTGCATTGAACGAATCTGTGACACCAAATATTGTCAACAAGTATGCAAAAATTGAAAGTCTGATTCACGACATAATTTCCGAAGCAAAATAATCTATGACACCAGATACTAGACTTCTTATTGAAAATTTGTATTTCAAAGAACTGTTAAACGAAGAAATTCAATTTTTTGAACAATATGAATCACTCCTCGGTGAAAGAACCAAGGAGTTTTTTGACGTTTACTGTGAAGGTCTTGCATTTCAAAAAGCATTGATACTTGAACTTGAATGTGTTCAAATTACCGATCAAATTCTTCAAGAAAAGTTCGGTGATCAATTTGCTGCCAAAGTTGCAGGTTTTGGTGCAAAAGCTGGTGCTAAGGTTTTGAATCTGGCCACTGGTGGTAAATGGGGTGGTACACTTGGTGACAAACTACGCAATAAAATGATGAAGGGCGTATCACCAGAGGAATGGGATACACGTACTTATTTGACCTCCAGAAACAAGAATTTCGTAAGAAGTGTTGGTGATTATCTTGGACAACTCAAGACGTTTGACAAAACCTTGCCTGACAAAGTTGGATTGGTACCAGTCAAAATGAGTGGTTGGGCAGGTGGTATTTGGCAAAAAGGAAAACAAATTTTGGGTGGTGCAGGTGACACTGCTTTGGCTGGGTTGGCTGTGCCGGGTGCTGCACTAACTGGTACAGTATTTGCTGGTGTTGGTGGTACAGAAAAACTTCTTCGTAAGTTAAACGAACTCTTTGATGCTGAATGGAAAAAGTTACAGAATCTTAAACCCGTTCAAGACTTTGATCGTTTGTTTGAAGTAAAGAAAAAGCTACTTCGTGATAAACTATCCAAGTTAGATTCAACTGGTAAAGAAACAAGTGCTATTATCAGCACTATCGATGCTTTAGGAAAATACGGTCGTGAAAATCCAATTAAATCAGGAATTATTATTGGATTGTTGACTTTTGCAACAGCCATAGGCGCAGGTACCTTAGGTTTAGTAACGTTGACTGCTGCACAATTGCCATTGTTGTTAGGTGCAATTGCATTTGTATTGAACACTGGATTTGAACTTTTGACCGGTCAAAGTGCATCATCCGCAGTTGGAAGTGGTATTAAAACCGGTATCGGTACTGCTGCAGGTTCTGCTGTTGGAGGCGTTGCAGGTGCTGCTTTATCTGAAAACAATTCGTTAAAATTAACAGATATTGTTAATAATATTTTATCCGAAGCAGATGAAACACCTGCTACTTCCGGTTCTCCTGCTGTTCCTACTAATCCAACAACTCCAGCTGCTCCAGCTGCTTTAAATCCAAATCAAGTCAAAGCAGTTGAGAATTTGAAGTTGAACCTTGTAAAGGAAATTTCGACATATCTTAAAGATATTGCAAAAACATTTAAAGTTAAGGGGTCATCTACACAACAGTTGATCGATAACTTGAAAAAGATTCCACAAGCAAAAAGTGCTGTTGATATTCTTGAAAGTTTGATGGCAGAGTTTCCAAAGTATAAATTGGATTTTCCTGCTGATGTTGTGGTTGATGAGAAGGAAGCAGCAACTCCACCTACACCTGCAACACCAGATGGTGGTGGCGGTGGTGGTCAAGGCGGTGGCGGTGGCGGTGGTGGTCAAGGCGGTGGCGGTGGCGGTGGTGGT